CAATGCCACCTCGTCAAGGTTTATCCATACAGGTGTATCGACCATCCCCCATAACGCCTCGCCTACATCCTGCGGTGCAGCGGGTTCAACCGTGACCTTGTTGGCAGACATGAGGTATCCACCATCCTGCACCATCTCCTGCGGATAGTAGGTTGAGCCAATAACGTATGGATGGATAAACTTGCTACGGTACTCAGGTTCAAAATGCGTGTTAGCAAGGTTGCGGAATAGCCCGTGCTTGATTTCTATGGCTGCTGAGATATCTACATCATCATGCTGGTTAACCGCGCTGGCATCCTCACCATACAGCTTGTGGATTTGCCTGTGGTGGTTATCCGAATGCACATCGGTCAACCCATCATGGCTGACTGTGCTGGCGTAGCGCAGGAACAAAGTGACAAACTGATTATTGGTCAGTGGTGCGCCTGCTTGATCGTAGAACGCTACAGGAATCTCCCACACATCACCGTTAAGAACCGAGTCTCCCGTAACATCAAATGACCTGTGATTATTAACATCACCGTCATCGTGTACGTTAAGCCAGTCGCCGACACTAATATTCTGCAGGAACAGGGACTGGTCATCGTTATGGGTGTCCAGTTTGTTGACGTAAACTATCGTGACAAGCGTAGGGTCAGAATTATCCCCCTCAAGATAGCCTGTGCCTGGAGTGCCACCCGCTGCCGTTTTAATCCTGTAGTCGAACTGGATGATACCGAGCGCTGATGTTGACTGCTTCGGAACCCATAACTGAAGAACCTCGTCCCACGCCAGCCTTTCATTATTGGATGGCGTTGGTGCTTCTACGTCTGTGTGGGAATCGAGGTTGTGAAGCTCGGCATGAATACGCTCGGTTAATTCCTCAACGCTTGCAAGGTCGCTGGTAAATGAAACCTCAACACCATCCTCAAAGATGTATGCCTTCAGCCTGTACTGGATATACCTCGAATAATCCTTGCCGGAAAATACAGGTTTCCACTCAGACCAGGTGATGTTGTCATCAGATGTCCGGTACTCTTTCCACGCAGCCCACTTCGCTGCTTCATGGTCGTTTCCTACGCTTCTCCCTGCAATCTTGATGCCAGAGTTCACCATGAAGTGCTTCAGCGTACCCAGGTCGGTTGTCACCAAGGATTCGTAAGTACATTCCAATATCGGCCTGACATCCAGTGTCGTTACAGCCGGAGTACCTGCTGTCTTAAGATTGTCTCCATCGACAACCATGTTGGTCTTTGTTCCCGTCCACCCAGTTGGTTGGTCATCGACCTCCGCCAACAATGCCGTCTGCGGTATAGCAGCGAGTACAGGCTGTGCCTGACGGCTATTGTTTGTGCCATCAAATCTGAATGCGTTGCTGCTCGTATCTACAGGCAGTACAGAATAAGTACCCACGATAGATGACGCTGTAAATGTGGTTACATCCCATGTTGTAATGCCTATTCGTTTTGATATGCCTATCCAGTCGCCGGGGAATGGTAACCCTGGATAGTCTGTTTGCTCAGTGTGGTATATGGCGCACTGACCGATATCAACACTTGGGGATGGAGTCCATGAGAGTTCAGTGGTATTGCCGACAATGTTTGCAGCCAAACCAATCACAGGCTGGGGTATGTCAACATCTTTTAAAATTGTATAAGGAACATCAACCGTTACACCTCGCATACCATAAGGTGATATCGCTGTTACCTTCAATGTACCTGTATCATTTTCCCTAAAGTGTACCGTGTCAAAAGAGAAGTGGGGCGGCAACCCTGATGGCAAAGTGGTAAACCTGTCACTGATTATCGTTACGCTGTCTGCGTTCTCAAAGGCTACCTCAATACCCTGAAGCTCTGCATGTTGCGCCTGCACCGTCCATATCATTGTCACGTTGCAGAACGGATACCGAGCGATGTACTCAAGGCTGTTGGAATAACCCGCACTGCCTGGAGTCCAATACAACGACTCATCAAAGAATGTAAATGCCGTAGCGTGTATTGACCTATTGCCTGACGTATCAATAGCAACAATATAAAAGTATGCCTGCTCACTTACCAAGGTGGTAAGTATATCGGTGTCCCAGCTTACCTCCTCCAGCAAGGTTGCATTATCTGGGCCTGTATTTACGGTATCCCAGTACAGGACATACCGTGCGATATCGGGGTCGGTGTTTAAATCCCAGTGCAGAGTTGTCGTGCCGTCAATCAGGACTTCAGGGGTAAAGTTCTGCGGGATATGCGGAGCGATGTTATCAACTATCTTGCCAACATCAAACGACAATGGCTTGCCTACAAACCCAAGCGTGTTGATGGGTGTAACCGTGTAAGTACCTGAACCAAAGTCGAGGTCTTTGACAGGGTATTCATGAGTCCATAGCCTGACATCGCCATCGACCTGAACAAGCTCAACAGCGTCTACACCACCTTCCTTCTTAAACGCTATGGATACCTTTGCGCAGGAATCCACAAGCTCCGGTGGTTCGATGCCAAAATCAATCACGTTAGAAACATAAGGCTGACGGTCTATATAAATCAACTCACCAATAACCCCGAGAGGTGAGGTATACAGCTTCGTGCCGTCTTCAGGCTCATCACCGAATGATGGATTCCATACAGGGAAGTGGCCCCAGTCTGTATCAAGCACAGCCTCATCATAGACAACCAGCGTCAGTTCAGCAGTGAGGTCTGCAGACGGCCTGATGGCGGTGATGATGTATGGGTCTGTGACCATATCATCAGTGCCTTTCTTCTGGCCTATAACAATGGACTCGCCTTGGTTGACAGAGATAGTGCCGTCAACATCGAACCAGTTCTCGCCTTCGCCAATCGCAATTACATTGCCGGTAACAACTGTACCGTCCCATTGCCTGTGGGTGTAGCCAAGAGGTATATCAAACGCGCCCAGTATCTGGTCAACGTAAACCCGCACAACTCCTACACCAGTCTCTTTAACCAGGCAGGCAGTGCCGCCAAGCAGCGGGACATCGTGCTGGATGAATACCATGTCGCCGCGTTGGACTGTCAAGTTCTCTACATCACAGTTAAGGGTGAATGTCTCAGACCGTGAGTATCCCTGAGCCAGCATGTACATTCCGTACTGGCTGGCCTGATGCCAGTTAGTTATACCGAATGTCTCTAATGTCTCAAACGATGTGGCATTAGCTTCGTCATATCCAGAACGGTAAACCGTGGTTGTGCCGACCTGATATCCCAACTCAGGTGATGTGAACTGAACATTAAATGCATGAGGCACTTCAGCAAATACCCTGTTGGCTGAAAAGCCCCACGAGTTCTGAGGAGTAAATAATTGTCGTGGAAGTAACTCAAATGGTGGGTTGGGATTCCTGTGAGCCTCATCCCTCAGGACTGAAACCTTGCCAGACTGGTCAAGTATTATCTGCGCCCGGCACATGGATAGTATTGACTGGCATGTCTCCATGATAGGTGCATCGGATGCCAGCACCATGTTGCATGAATACCTTGCGCGTGACTTTTCCGTACCAGATTCATCGTCATAAAGCACAGTCTCATCACAGATAGCAGCGAGGTCAGCAAACGCCTGTAGGTTTATCTGGCTATCCTTCAACCAGCCGCCATCAAACATGTGGTCAACAGGAACCTCTTTATGGTTCTGGATGCTGTAGCCCGTCAGTACGTCAAGGCAAACCCATGCTGGATTACTGGTAACTGCCGCTGGTTGCCACGCGCCATCCCATGCCCTCAACTTGCTGTGGCACATGGCGTTTATCTGCTGGACGTTGCCCTGTATATTGCTTGATGCCTCAAACCTTACCTCGACTAAAGAGTGCTGTTTTTTCAGGTTAAGCAACGTGCGCGGATCGGCAAGACCGCCACCGACCGGGCTGATCATTGAGCCACGGCTATTCAGCTTTGACCATATAGCCCCGTCAACAACCTGCGGGTCGCCAAGGTCGGTTGATATCCTTGCTACCCTTATATCCCACTGGTTATTGGATGGGAAGGGTATGAGTATGCTGACGATACCAAACCGCGCCTCAGTGCCATATATGCTGAACGTGCTGTAAGTCCTGCCGTCTTGGTAATCCCATGTCTCATCAGGTATAAAATGGCCTTGTTCTGTCGCCAAGGTTCCTAACCGAAGCGGTGGCGCACCACCGTCCTGAAGATTCCATGCTGATGCCTTTAGTGCATAGCGCGCAACACGATAATCATAGCTACCCGTTGACCATGTATCTGCATCCTCGCGCCACTCTGCAATCAAACCTGCGAACTTCGATAGAGTTACAGGGTACTCAGTGCCTTCCAGCCATATCTGTGGCGACACACCAGATGGGGTAAATGGATATGCACCAGGAGTCAGTTTTCGTTCTATCCGTGAGCCGAACGTCCAACTACCCTCGGCCGAATTAAACCTACCTGTGTCACCGGAGGAAGGAGGTGGGTCTACAGGTGCTGTACCATCTGCTGGGATATCAGCACGGGTCATGTCCACTGCCCATGAAGGGGATATAACCTGTGTTACTGGATATGTTTCTGAACTGCCTTCAGGGAACTCCCAGAAACTGGCCTCGACCCTGATATTAAACCGGCCTTCAAAGCCAACCCTGAATACCATTTCAAATTGGTACTCATAACCTTCCTTATCAATGCCATTGACGTTGGTTGGAACGGACATAATGCCGTTAGCATCTACGGCATACCCGCTAGGGTTGGTTGGGGTTAGATTTATCCATGCATCAAGCGGATCAATGAGCGCGTAGTGCTTATCATTGGAATCATAAATGTTGAATGAGCTATACGATAATGGGAACGCCTGCGTTGTAAACTTTGTCGTGATGGTCTTGATTGAGCCATCATTAACCACCCACTCTGGATCAGTCTCCGCAGTCTCCAGCGTTATATCACCAACAAGCTCAGGAAGGAAGTTATCGCCCGGGTCGCCAACACCGGAGAACCCAAGGTGGTCGCCTGCGTAACCAACAGCATCAGCAGGAAGTGGTTGCCAGTTAGTTGTCCCTGTCTTCCTGAACTGTAATGTGAACTCAACCGAGCGCGGGTTCTCTTTGCCTGTGTCGTCTATCCGCGCCAGCCCCGCTGGAAATGAAATCTCGACAACAGCCGCATTACAATCAGGCGCAGTAGTTGACTCGCCCTCGGCTCCAGGCTGTGGGAGTGGGTCTGTCTCATCGTAGTCATGGTCAAGACCAATGTTTAATTCTGTGTACTTGATAGGGAAGTTGACAAGCGTCAGCGGCACAACGTCCAGCCCTAACTCTGGCTGTGTTGGGTTTAGATACCCGGGCACTCTTATCCTCTGCAGGATTGTGGCATTCAGTACATCAAGGTCAGTGTCGCCTGCCTTGAGGTCTGATATCTCAAGCCCACCAAGGCCGAAGTCATAGACGGCAGAGTACAGGGAATGTGTACCAGCATTGAGTACGTCCACAGTGGTAGCAAGATTGGCAACCATTTTATGTGAGCCATAAACGATAGGCACAATCTCATAATATCGAGCGCGGTTACTCTGGCCCGTTATGAAGTAACTGTTGGCGTTGCCTGAGTCCCCACCCTTTGGAATTGACGGCGGGGGTATTAATGCGTTGACCGCCATCACGCCGACAAGCGTTACCCCAATCGTTACGGCTGACTGTACCACTGCACTGCCTGACACTATCCCTGCATACGCTCCAGCATATGGCGCAAATACAGCCACGGCGATAGTAGCAACTAGCCTAAGAACAGCCTTGCCGCTATCACCACCAAGCGGCACAACAAATATGCTTAACGAATCTTCTTCTGTAAGCTTCAGGTACGCCCAATCCTCACGAGCAACCTCAATACCATTGAGCGCGACAACCACGTTATCCCATATCGTGTAAGGTAATTTCCCTGCCCTGAGTACCTCGGCAATGGTATCCCCTGCGGCTACAGTTACCTGCAATACATCCTCGTGTACAGGTGTTGTGATTATGTCTTTTGCCATCTGTATGCCCCGTGCAGTCGGCGGTTCCATGTGATGGAATCCAGCCGCTCTATGCAGCTATTTGTTTTCATAAATGAGTGCAGGAAGTTATTGCACCCAAGATAAATCCCAGTGTGGATTGGCAGTCCGAGTATATTGAATACCAGCATATCGCCGTACTCAGGCTCATCAACCTTGACCCAGTTTGGCAGGTTATCAATGATGGCATCAGCCACCGACTGCCGGTGTTCTGAGTGTGTGTAATCCGTTGAGTATGAAGGTATGTTAAGCCCCAACGTATCACGGTAGAACAAGTACACCAGACCAAAGCAATCACTGGCCTCATAGGTGCGACCCTTTGCGCCGTATGGTATGCCAATGTACTTTGCTACGTTCATTTTAACGAAGCGACCAGAAAAGCCCAGGAAACTCCACCTGATTATATGTTCCTGTACATGTCTTGCGTGAGAATATGCTTGACGAGGTTAGCGTGAAAGTTATCGCCAGTGCATCGTAGGTGACATCAGCCACCCTCATAAAATCAATCGTCTTTTCAACGACATCAGGTGCGCTGCTCAGTACCAGTTCCAGTTTCACTTCTGGTGTGAAGTCCGTTGAATACTCACGCACCAACTGCATTAACTCTCTGCCAACATTCGGGAATGTCAACGACAGTGATGCAGGCTTCTGTCCATCATCAGGCGGCAAGGTTATCTCAAACGGGAACGCCTCGTAGGTATTGCCTCGGCTGTCCACGCTCTCCAGATTGTTCACAGCGTACAGGACTGTCGGTGCGCCACCGCTCTCAGTAAACGTAAGCAACCAGAAGAAAGCATCTTCCACTTCGATATTGTTAACTATGTTTGCGACTGTCATGGGAAGTGTGCGCCTTGATACATTGATACCGTGGCCTGGAATACATTCTTATCTACCCACGCTATCTGTGGCGGTGCAGTCCACTGGAATAATTCTTCAGCACCGTATGGAGTCATTACATAGGTTGCCGCTGCACCCTGCTGCTGGTTGACGTGGAACCAGTCCATGAATGTGCTGTACAGGCTTGCAGGCAATTTAACAGATGCCTGCACAATTCTGGATCGACCAGTAAACCTCCTGCGTGTATGGAGTGCGCCTGATTCCATTTCGGTTCTGGCAACAACATCAACAACTTGCTCGTCCCATGTTTGCCAGCAACCATCCAGTTGTCCCGGCCTTGTTCCTATGTCCATCAGAATGCCCTCCTGCCGATACCAAAGTTAGACCGCATAGCGTTATCCAAACCACCACCTGACATTGCCTTGTTTACCTTCGACTCAATCCAGATATCTAAATCAATACCATGGTCTGTGGTGTTCTGCTTAACCTCTACATCCACGGGGGCGTTGTTGTTTATCGTTATCTGACCATAGCCATTGGTTGCAGCAGACATGCCCCCTGCGAACCCATACGAGGGCGGCTGGAGTACACCGACAGCGCTACCACTGTCGCCTGTTGCCTGCACAGATACGCCGAGGCTTGATGCACCAGCACTCGCACCGCTAAACATCGGTATGCTATTTACAAACTGTGAGAATATCCTGTTAAGGAATAACTTTGCCAGCGTAGCCAGTACACTCTTTGCGAAATCCTCAAAGGCCAACTCACCTTCCAGCAGGCCGTCAACGATAGAGTCAGTGAAATCAGATACGAAACCGTCTGTGGCTGTCTTAAGTTCTTCCAGCAGCGTGGTAACTGACTTACCAAACGACTCCACGTCATCCATCATCCTGGCGGTAACTTTTATCTCTGGGAACTGCAAATCAATAATCTTGTTCTGCATATCAACCAGTGATTCACCAGCACGTTTTGCTGATACTTCTATCTCCTGAAGCTCGTCTACAATGGTAGTACCACCGCCACTTGCCTCCGGTTTCGCGAATGCGCTTTTCTGTGCATTCAGAGATTCAAGAGAAGATGTCAGCGCGTCCAGTTCAATGTACATGGCGGCTATCTGGTCTGGCTCACCAAAGTATCCCCACACCGTGGATGTCCTTGCCTCCTCAACCTCGATGGCTTTCCTGACATCAAATAACTTCTGCTCAACACTCTCAATCTCGTTCAGCAGTTCGTTTTCATCGGTGAACGTGCCGAACAATTTAGCAACAGCCTCACCAGCAGCAATCAGTACAGTAGTGAACTGTGTCTTTATCTGCTGCGTCAGCATTGATATGCGGTTCTGTAATATCTCTGCGCTTCGTGCTGTCTCCTCGTCCATGACAATGCCAGCATCCCGTGCGGCCTCACGCAATTCGTCCAGCCCTTCAGTACCATCACGCAGCATGTTTATCAGTGCTGCGCCCTCAGAGTCAAACGCCTTGAATGCTAAGGCCAATTGCTCGGTTGGACTTTCTACCGCGCCGATAGCCTCGGCAAACTCATTCAGCAAATCATTGATATCTTTTATGTTGCCATCAGCGTCACGGGTTTCTATGCCCAGCTTGGCAAACGTCTTAACCAGTTCGCCCGTACCGTCCGCAGCCTCACCAACACGCCGTGAGAAACGCTGCATTGCCATATCAAGCGTCCTGACATTTACACCTGATTGTTCAGCGGCAAACCTCAACTCCTGTAGCGACTCAACCGACAGGCCAACCTTGTCGGCAGTCTTTGCCAGCGCATCACCAAACGCTATTGCATTCTTGAATGCAGATACACTGAATGAAGCTCCGATAAGGATTCCGGCACGTTTGGCGACAGCACCAACAGCGCCCATGCTCTTGTTGATTTTCTTCAGTTCGCGAGTTGCCTTACTGGCATCTACGGTTAGTTTATATAGTCTCTCAATTGCTTGAGCCATTAGAGCCTCCTGCGGTAACTGCGCCGGGTGCGCCGGGCCATGATTGTAATAGCGGGTGAGCCGTGCGGGTATGTGTCACCCGCTGTCTGGTATTTCTTACTGAACGAAACCCACATTGTGTACGACTTGGCAAACTGTGACCGCTTGAATTTGGCGATAGCCTGGGCCATAAAACCTTCGTTTCTGGTTCGGGTAACACCTTTGTTCTTGCCGCGTGACGGGGTGAAATCCGTTCCCTGTTTTGCTACCCACATATTAGCCCATGATGCATATGGGATTTTTGAGGTAGGACGTAACACCAGCCGCGCACCTGATGGCAGAGCCTCAATCTTGAACGGGTTTACCTTAACGCCTCTTTTACCTTTCTTGGAATAGTACACCCACTCCCAATTATGGATATCCTGCAATGCCCCTGTGCGCTCTTGTGTCGTGCGCCGTATGGCGTTAATCAACTCACGCTGCACCGTTCTTATCATGATGTGGTCAATAATTTGTCCGAACTGTACCTCTGTCTTCCACTCGGCTTGACTGACCGGCTTGTTCTCGCGGTTATCGACAGCCACACGGGTTGGCGGGTTATCTAACCTAATCTGTTGCTCGGTGTCCTCGTAGGTTATCTCTTTGAGCAGGTACTGGATGTCTGACAGTGACTGTTTTTCCATTTCGACGTTAAGAGTATCCTTAGAACCAACAGCCACGCCACCGACCTTAACGACTCGGCGCTTTGGTATAACCAGTGGTGCGGTATTCAGGTTAACCATTATCGTGTCATACTATGAATCATGTCTTGTTCTTCCATGTTCATTACGTTCCCATCGTTTGCCTTTTCAGTGCTTGCAGTCAGGTAGGATATCCACCCCATGTACTCTGCCAGTTTCAACCTGCCAACATCCTCAATTGACATATGCAGCCGCTCACCAACCGCATACATTGTCATCTCATGCTGGCTCAGTCTTTTCCCGTTAAGGCGTTTATCTCCATGACTACAGGCAGCAGCTTCATGTATACAGGAAACGGTAGCGGCTTATCACCAATCAATTCACCATCAGTGTATACACAAATGCGTACCAGTTTTTCCTGTGCCAGCGGAATGTCATCAGTGAACATATGCATAAACGGTACAACGTCTGCGGTGTCCGCAACCTTGACCACATAGTCCACACCTTCAAGTGTCAGACTCTTTTCTTCAAACATCTCACGTTACCTCACGTTATTCCCACGTTGAATAAGAGTGGCAGGTCAGGAACGTGAGAACCTGTAAACCTTTCAGACCCTGCCATAATGGTTAAAACTGGTGAACCATCTTCGTGCTGAGTACTGCTGTGCCTGTGTAGCCAACTGCACCATCAATCGGCAAGTCCCACGTAATCTGTGAGAATGTCACTGGTGCTACAAGGTAGCCATTGGCAGGAAGCGCGATACGCATTACACGTTCCAGACCATCGTCGGCAGCAATCAGTAGCTCTTGGTAATCGGAATCACCAATTGCAACAAAGCCAGCAAACGAGATAGTACCCGCCGCCTGTACCGCGCTTGCGATAGTGGCTGATGGGTCACAGAATGTCGCAACCGAGATAGTACCGGGTTCGTCAACATTAAGCGTCAGGCTGGATAAGCACAGGCACTCCATGTCGGCCTCTGCGTAACGGTCAGTGGATGCACCCGTAACATCAAACGTGTCATCAGTTGTATCTGAACCCAACAGGGTAAACTCAGTACCGCTAACGGAAGCTGATACCCACCACTTATTGTCAATGGCTGGCATGTCGGTTCCAGATACGTAAACCATCTCACCATCAATACCTGAGTTGGTGGCAGTAACAACGGCAGGAGCCGCGCTTGTGATTGCGGTTGGTGCTACGTTGACGAGTGTACCGTCACCCTTGCTGATACATACGGTTAAATCTTTTGTGGACTTTGCAGCCATAACGATAAACTCCTATTCATAAAGGTTGTAATCTATATACACCGACAAGGCGAACTCCCTATCAGCAGAACCAGAACTGAACGTGTAAGGTGCAGAACGATTCATTAATACTAACTTGTTGGCAGGGTCACGTTGCGCCATCATCGTCGCCATGTCTGCCTCTACAGCCGCAATCAAAGCGTCCTCACCGATACCTGCAAGGCCATAATAAATAACCTCAACCTCACCCTGCTCGTTTGTATATCCATTGCAGAACGTCATAGCCTCACGGAACGAACTGCTGAAATCTGCCGTACACCAAATGTTATCCTGTGGGTTCTGGTCTTCGTTCACGGTCGGGTAGTACGGAACTGTCATGGCGACATCATTCAGCCATCCTTCAACCAGTGTCCTGACGATTGAACTGCTCATCTACTTCCCGTTCACAATAACTTTATGATAGGTGTGCATGTCACCAACGTAGGCTGGCATCACTGAGTTGACGGTGTACGCTTCGCCATTCAGGGTTATCTTGTCAAACTTATCAATGACTGGTATGTCATCAACCTTGACGGTGAATATCTTCGCGCCTATGCCGTAAGCGTTTATCAGTTCCTGGTCACGCCACCCAAGTGATTTAAACCCTACCCTTATATCCTTGGTGGCATTAGGTGCTTTTGCCTGCGTCCATGTAACGCCTACAGACAATCTATCAAACGCATCGTATTGAGCGTCCTTGATTGACTGGTGCAGGCTCATGCTTCATACCGTTTATAGGCATCGAGGATTGACTGTGACAACGGCGGTACGTAGCTTCCGCTTGATGCATCGGTGCTGCCATACCTGACTGTGCCAACATCGGCTACAGTGACAGACTCAATGTTACTTGCAGACTGTCCACCCGTTTCAATAGCCAGCATCTGCTGGTCGAATATCTGGTAGTAGGCAACCATCAGGTCATCGGGAAATTCACCCTCTGCATAGCCTGCATCCGTCACAACCGTCAACTCGTGGAACCGTCCCGGCACATCAAAATGGATAATGCCCGTGAGTTCTCCGAGGTGGTATGCGCTTACATCGTTGGTGTTGCTATCAACCATTGACTGTATTTGCGTTACTGGATACCGCTTCAGCCCAAGTGTCTCGCCTGATACGTGGGTGAATATCTCAGTGCCACCGATAAGCTCATCAAAGTATCTATCACAATAGATAGCCATCAGCGCCAGTGCTGTATCGCTTGCAGTCTGAATGTCTGTATCCCTTGATGCGTCAGAACTCTCAAGTCCAATCCTGACTCGCAGTGTTTCTATAGGTACAGGCAGCATCACCCCACCTCACCAATCAGGTCTTCAACGCCAACGCCCTGTTCACCCTTTAATCCTTTGCGCCCGCGTAACCCCTGCTCGCCTGTTCGACCCTTCTCCCCCTGAATACCTTGCTCACCATCTGTGCCGTCTGCACCATCGGCACCAGGCTCTCCTGTCTCGCCCTTGATGCCATCGCGCCCCGGCAACCCGTCCCTGCCGTCAACGCCGTCTGAACCATCCATTCCGTCTTTACCCTGCTCACCATCTATGCCGTGATTACCGTCAACACCGTCCTTGCCGTCTTTGATAGCGTCAAGCCTGTCAGCCATAACATGAAGCTTAAGCTCAATCTCAATCGTGTTGGATTCAATCACTTCGTCAAACTGTTTCGCCAGTTCCTCAATCTCTGACTTGATAACATTGGCAATCGCCTTTGCTGTGGCTTTATCAATCATGCGGCAAGCTCCTTTTGTATCGCCATTGTCTCAAGCATAACTTTCTCGTCTTCGTCCATCTCAGGTTCAACTGGTACTTGTACAGGTTCTGGTTCTGGCGGCTCATACCCAAGCTCTACCATTTGCTGTTGCATGTAAACTTTGTCACCATGCGGTACAGGCTTCAAACTGTCCATCCTGTTACGCGCCTCATCAGGTGTCATCACGCCGCCCTGCACCAACTTGGTGTATCCCTCAACCTTTGCCTGAAAGTCCGAGCGTAGCAAAGAGTTGGTATCAAACTCTGTACCCTGATTCTTAGGCAGTCCAAAGAAGTGATTAAAGTTCTGCTCCAGATGCTCAACGATAAAACCCAGCCCGCCGGATAACCACTGGCTGTATAGCTGCTCGACATTGTTATAAGTTGAACCCTGATCGTGCTGCTGTACCAGTGGTAGCGGTACACGAAACGCTCGCGCTACATCATTGATTGTCATGTTGAATGCTTGGATTATCTCAGAGTCAACCGAGGTCAGCGACATGGCCTCCCACTTGATACCAGATGACAGTATCGGTATACCACCTGACTCCATACGCTTGGCTTGTGATTCCCACGCGCCACGTAGTTGTAGCATTTGGTCAGCAGTCAGCTTCTGATCAGTAGATAACACGCCCGATGGCCTGCTCATGTTTGAGAAGAAGTTTGCCTGATGTGCCGAGATGGATGCGTTGGCCGACATGGATAGTGCAGCATTCTCAAGCGGCGATACACCTATCAGCGGATGGCGTGGGCAGTACATACGTAAGTGCATGATGTCCCGTGCTGGAATCATTGTCTCAATCTTGCCGAGCATCGGATTGTCACCAACAGCATAGAATACCGATTGTGTCTCAGCGTCAATGTAAGGCATTGTCCCGGCATTGGGTAACAGGTGGATGCTGTCAAATTCATTCCTGCCATTACGCAAGCCAACCACATAAGCGTTACCCTTCAGGTACAGCGCCTTGAGCATGTTGAGCCTGAAGTCTGTGCTGGTCTGGTATACGTTTGGCCTGTGCAGTATGCGCGCCAATCCTGAACCTTCTATAGGGGTCTTTGTACCATTAGCGTCAGCAGAGTAATGGTAGGCGTGAAGGGTCGCTACAGTATGCGCGTAAGCGTCAGTACAAGCCTGCACAATCGCTGTTGCACCACCACTCTGCAATGGGTCTTTTCCCTCTTGCCACCAACCGAGGTTCCAGTCAGCAGGGATTGAACCACCAGTTATGGGTAGTGGGTACGAGCCTGTGACAGACTTTGTTTTCCTGCTGAATAGATTCCTGAGTTTCATTATGCTGACTTGGCGGCTTTCTTCTTCGCCTTCTTCTTGGCTACCTTCTTCTTAGCAGGCGTAGCGGCCTTAACCTGTCGTGTGTTGTAGCCAGTGAACTGCTTGCGGAACCTCATCTCAGTACCAGCTACCAGACCATCAGTCATAATCTGCGCCATGTCAGCATCAACCAAACGTGTAGCCTCCTCACGGCTTACCTGGCGGTACTGGATACCATCCCAAATCGTTACTGCTCCACGCTTTCTCATTCGTTTAATCCTCTCTCTAATCCATTTACGTCTTTTGGCACAGCCTTTACACGCCATTAATTACGACACCAACCACCTTTGGAACAATGCAAACGGCAGCATCGCTAGTATGATGACAAGCATGATTGCGCCTTTTATGTATCTCATGA